GTCTACCGTGCCGCTCACGTAATGCTCGCCAAGCTAGCGAAGTTCAAGAGTGTCATATCCGAGACGCCAGAGCTGATCAAACCATCAGAAACAACGATTCCGAACTCGTACGACATCACGTTGGAATGCGAAGACTACACTCTCGGCAAGGCAATCGAGTATGTTCTGTACAGCAAGCACTACGACCCATCTGGGAAATCCACGCACGCACTCAACTTCTGCGGCTTTCGAAAGCCACACCCACATATCGATGTCAGCACCATACGAGTTGGTTTCGTGTCTCCAACGGATCACGCAACGCTGGTTGGTCTGTTGTCCGATGCTGCTGTAGCGCTATCGGTCGTCTTCAATCAGATCGCAGATGACTTCAAACGCTCTGAGTAGGTAAGTATCCGAATACAGTACACACGAAATAATTCTTTTTAGCGTGAATTCTTTCGTGTTTTTGTGTTTAGTCAGTCTCCATTGTCTCACATTGCCCATCGGCCTGTTGCATCGCAGCTGCTTCGCGTCTGGCCTTGTTTGCATGGAAGTTGATCGCGTGCATAAGGATTGATGGTTCCATTGTGTTGACATATTCAACCACGACTGCTTTGTTGACGACTCGATGCTCCTCCCTCAGAGTACCGATGTAGTGCTCATGAAGCTTGAACATATTGGTGCGGAACTCATCTGGGTAGTTCTTCAACGGCTTCTCCTTGCGTACGTAGCAAGCGACGTAGTTCGAGTGCAGACGCTCAGTGAAAGAATGGACGTCGCGTCGGTATTTCGCGAACAACGTTTTGTGCTCAGGGTAGTACCGAAGGTAGTCGCCTACCTTCCGCTCCTTGCGCAACACTAGATACCTATATTGGAGCTTCGGCTGGTTGCCGCGGAGATGCCTTACGGTTTCGTATGCCTGGTTACGGACCTTCGTACGTAAGTAGCCATCCGCGCAAGTAATCATCACACCGAGTGTCTTGTAGTCAGTGTCTGGGCCTGCATAATGGCTCACAAGCTCACTGAAACTGTCGTAGTTGTACACAGTCGGGTACTGAACCCAATCAGGGAGCATCGACGAGAACTCGTTCGTGTAAATGTCAACTGGCTCAGCTGACACGTTTGTCATGTGGTAGGCAGCAACGACGTAGATGGCTGGCTTCGAAAAAGGCACTACAATCCTATTATTTGGATGCTGTAGCACACACGATACACACACGTCGTGGGGCACGACGTCCATCATATCGAAGAACTTCTTACTGTCTTGGTGCTCATCCTCGAGTTGATTAATTGCGTCCAGAAACATCCACCTGAACGTGTTCTCATAGTCCGGACGCCGAGTTGTTCCAGTTGTGAAGAACCCAACGCGACCTCCAACTGATGAACGTGTTGAGATCCGCCACGCCCCATCATCCCAGAACAAGTTGATCATCGTGCCCTCGACGAACTCCGTTGCCCGCGCGCCGCTGGCAAACTGGTTCATCCCCATCGCATTGTTGTACGGAATCGACTTCGGAGGAGATACACACCTCAATATGCCGTCGCGATAGATGACCGAGCGGAATTTGCCAACGTCTGCATAATCGTCTGGTTGTATCTTTTCTTTGTTCATTCTGATGATGTTGTAAGTACGGCCATCATCTACCCAACGTTTTTGTGTCAGGCCGTGCTTTGATAGTAGTGCATCGATTATGGCTTTCTCCTCTGGTGTCGAATCTTGTGGCAAGGACACCAGAGCCGTCAGGTCATCCCCGCCCAGTGTGTTAAGGTCGTATCTGCACGCGCTAGGTTTTGTTTCCATAGTTCGTCTTAGGCTTAGAGCGCTAGCGTCTTTAACCCGTTTGCATATTGTATTTCGACACGAAGAAAGATAAATATCTGCTCTATAAGTAAAGCAATGGACCAGGAGCCACAAGCTGAAACCATCAACCTGCAACTAGGTGACATCATCCAAATCCTTGCAACATCTGACCCTGACGTCGATGGGAAACAATTCCTAATTTCGTACATAGACAAACAGCGCATTCTACTTCGCGGCGCCGATGGAGAAGTTACTCTCACACTCTCGCCAGATGGGTCTCTCTCTAACGAGGCTATTACCGGGATATCGATCTTAAGTCGTGCTGAGAATCCTGGTTACGCGCGACAAAACGGTCTTGTAACCGGCGAGTGGATCAATATCCATTTCGCTGGAGACCTTCCAACCATTATGACTGGAGAGATAACAGCACTTGAAGAAGACCAGATCGAAGTTAAACTTGTCGAAGGAGACGTGATATACATCGACTTCGCATACAAAGGCATCCCTGATGATCTGCCCATCGAGAAGATTGTGGCACGATCAAGACCTGATGCACTCGGCCCACCTGAGCCTGCGGCAGCCGACAAAGTGGTTGTTGATGTAGATCTTGATATTGATGTGGATTCTCCTGTAGATGTTGAGCCTGTCGATCTTACCGCACCAGCTGAGGCCACTCCGGTGTTCAAGGAGAGAGTGAAAGAGATCTTGTTCGACGCAGATCAGCTTCAGTTTGGACGCGAGCTTGGCGTAGTACGGCATATGGTGCAGGTGCCGCAGGAAGAACGCAGGTACGGCATCGACAAACAGACAACCGATCTCCTCAACGAACTTCTCTCTGACGTCCCAAACGCACAGCGCACCGAACTTGTGCTCAACAATATCCATCGAATGATCGAGAGGTTCAAACAGCTTCGTGCCGAGTTCTCCGAGTTCGATGACAGAGGTAATGCTGAGAAACCAGAAAAACAAGGCGCTGACTTCAAGCCACTTGTTGAACGTTTGGAGAGACTCAATCAGAGACTACACTGGATCCTGCCTGTGGTGAGGAGCCGCAAAAAGGTGTACGACGTCGCAAACGGTGCCGAAGATGAGCCTACTGTCGAAGCTGAGACTCTTGCCGCTGTTAGAACCGCAGAAAGTGAAGTCCTTGGCGCTTTCAAGAGCGGTACACGTGGGTATGACTATATGGTGAAGCAGATGAGCGAGTTCTGGACTCCGTTCATCTCTGAACAAGGTGAGAATGTGATAAACGCCCAGCACGTCGCTACGAACATCACTGCGCTAGTAGATACCCTCGGAGAGTTCCAGAGCTTCGTTGTATCGAGTGGCGAGCTCAAGCGCAAACGCTTCCTTGTGCAGCGGTACAACCTTGGTCAGAACACGCTGATGACACAGCGCATCAAGGGTGGTGGGGTTGTTGTCAAAGTCAAAGAGATCACTAAGCCAGACGAAATCGCAGTCGAGTCGTTTCTAACTCTTCAACGCCCTGCAGTCACATATTCGCAGGTCGACCTGCCTGCAACCGATATACTACGGAGGTGCGATCTTGCGAGGTTCTCACTCTCTTACTGGCGTATGTTGAACAAACTCACCTCTGTATCTAGACGTCAAGTGCTTCCTGGAGAGAAGATCGAGTTCGACAGGAACACATACCTTCGTTCTATTACGAGTTTCCAAGCTCCAGATGGATCAAACATTCCATACAAGGAGTATCTTGACTCCATCGTCCCCAAAACAAGGATCTTGTTCGATTTGGTGAAGGATGATATCAAAGGGAAGCTGTCGCTGCAAGCAGTGCTCGACAGCCTTCAGCCATTCCTAATCTACCAACGCGACTTGTCATTCATGCAGTATCTCGAAATGACAGAGTTCATAACCGAGAAAATACGAGACTTCAAAAGCTCCTACGTCGTAGCTAAACGTGCATATGAATCACTTATCACACAAGGAAATGGTGCGAAGCCTCGTGGTCCGGAGCTGTTGAGAGTACCGCGTGATCCGGCTGCGTCCAATAACATCATTCAGTCGTATGATCTCGAACGACTTCCGATCGGCGGATACTCCAATAACGAGTTCCTAGCATTAGTGAATAATATCGACTATGGCCGATTCTTCAACGACGTTTTTGGTGCGATGGGCGCGACTCTGATGTCGGCTAATGGAATGCAGGAACTCGAGGATACAGAGGCGTGGGTGTCCGCCAACCAGAAAGATGTCTCTCCAGAGCGGCAGTCTGAATGCTCGACTAAGGTATTGGCAAAGCGATATCTTGCAATGGACGAACTTGAAGAGGACAATGGGCGACAAATTACATTCGACAGGATGTATGACAACACCTACTACGACATCATAGAAGAATACGCAGCTGACATAGCCGGGGTCCAGGACCAAGGAGAGAAGATCAGAATTGTTGCCGAGAAGGTGAAAGAGAGCACTGGTATGAGTGATGCTGCAGCTTTTGACGAAGCGGAAGCTATGATACTTGGAGCAAGGCCTGTGAAGGATGACCACTACGCAGTAGTAATATTCGAGGAACCTGGCCTGTGGACCCCTGGAGAAGGAGAGAAGCGAGTATACTTCAAGCGGCGCGACAACACATGGGTGCGCGATGAAAGTGTTGGTGCCGAAGCCGGCGATGAAGCCAGAATGTTCTGCAATCTCAAGCAGAACTGCATTTCGATCACAGATGGTTGCGATTCATTCCCAGAAGCGGCGGCCGAGTTAAACTCGGACACTCGGACTGAGATGCTCGACGAGTTCACGAAGAACCTACAGCAGAACGCAATCGAGATTGGTAAGATGCTCGAGCGAGAACTTGACAATGCACGTACAAGGCTTCCATCGCTCATTCAGATGCGCGACCGACAGCTGCTGAAATACGACGATATGAAGCATAAACTTGGATTAACAGCTAGCGAGGTGGTCGTCGAGAAATCTCCACAGCAGCCATTGCTGGATCTCATCCTGGGGCAAGGTGACTTCGTCAAACGCCAAACAGACATCAGTCGCTTCGTGGCATACTATACGCGTCCTGCAGGACCAGACGAGGACATATGGTGGCTTTACTGTCTGGCTAGTGGTGTGAAACTTCTTCCAACGTTCGTCGCGAAGTTAGCCGACGCGTTCGTGAAAGGCGACGACTACTTCCGCACACTACAGCTAATCGTAGCCGAGCAAGGCGATGAGAGCGGTGACGGTGAGTCTATTGTCGATAGACATAGCAGATGGGTCATCACGCGCATCGACTTCAGCACTGATGAAGGGTTTACGGCCGAAGGCTTCATTATGAAAACCAGAGATGTCTTGGAAGCCGACCTGGGCACTGCCCTAGCACAAGCACCTGATGCAGAACCAGATCCATACGAGAGTAAAGAAGCACAAGCTGTTTTCAGAGTTGTGAACGCGACTGCTAAGTTTATGGGTATTGACTCTGCTCCAATACAAGACTTCGTAGTTGGGGAGACAACGAAACTGCTTGCCAAGACGATGTCGTCTGAAGCAGACTACAACGCAGCAGTGGCAGCAGCAGCAGCAGCTGGATCGAAGAAGAAGTTTGACCCATATGAGAATACATACAATCGAACACTGTTGCTGTATGCGCTCGGTTTCTTCCTTGTTGCAATTCAAACTAGTGTGCCTGCAATCAGGACCCGCAAGACGTACCCTGGATGTGTGCGTTCATTCACTGGCTACCCATGTGGTGGTACAGCGGATAAGAGCGCACTTGAATACCTAGTATGCGTGGCGAAAGGCATATCCAGCCCATCAGTGCAGCCGTGGGCGGCTATTGCGAAGACACCAATTTCCAAGATAACAACACAGATCACGCAGTTCATAGACAAATTCATTATGCCAACTGAGGCTGTGCGGACCCGTATGCACGAGAGAGAGGCATACGATGCGACACGTGATGGTGATGAGATACCGGATGACGTGTCCATCAAGCAATGGATCAACTTCCTACCGCCACTGAAACCTGTGAAAGTTGGCGCTGTTGCACCTCCAACTGCTGAGTGGCAGAAATCGTTCACAGACGCACTTCGATCTGGAAGGAAGGTGCAAGATGAGATGATTAACGCACTGAGATCAAAGATCATATATCTCGCACTGTCGGTAGAAGAGGAGGTTGAGAAGGTTGTCAGAAAGAACGTCACCGACAAGAAGGCTGTGTTATCGAATGCGGCCGGAGAACCTTTCCTTGAAAACGCTTGCTGCAACGATGGTTCCCCAGATACATATGAGTATTTCGCCACCAATGCGCCTGCGATTGAGCGTACGAACAATGTCGTACGTGAGCTACGAGCAGCTCTCGACGATATCGGTTCGCTTGGACGTGCGCCAATTCTCTTCGACCCAGAGGATACTCGCGTGTCGTATCCGCCGATTCCAGCTGAGTTCAGTGAGGAGACAATATACCGGGCTTTCATCGTCTACTGCAAATACAACACAGACGTCGCGGTGAGCGAGGAGCTGCGTGCAGTCTGTATGGCCAAACCAGATGACTTCGATATCTCCGCGAGCATTGAAGATAAGATTCGAAGCCTCAAACGCGACGGGCGCAACTTCGACAATGACTCCCTGGCGCAGCTTATGTCAATCATCAACTTGAACAATCTTGTGACGGTGGACTACCGGCGTGCTATCTTCAGCAATATCCAGAAGCTGCGTGAACGGTTAGGTGCGATGGAGGATATGGAACACAATGCGCTGCCACAAGTCTTCAGACAGAAGATGTTGGGTGTACTAGACAGATTCGGTGTCGCTGACGGAAAGAAAGACAGCGGTGACGTGAGAGAACTCAAGAACTACCTTAGTGCGGCCAACAAACAGATGGTCATTCAGCTAGGCGACTTTGTGAACAGGAACGCTAGAGTTGATGTGCCAAGCAAGCAGAAGTTCCGTGAGTGCATCTCGGCCCTCCCTGTGTTCCCATCTCCAAATGAAGGTAACCCACTTGCTGCGTTCAGATGTACTGAGTTCATGAAGAATGCTCTTCAGTGTCTCGTGCGGGTATTCCCGAACATCGTAATGAACAAAGTTAGTTACAGCGACGTGAAAGTACCAAAGCATTGGAAGCTGTCAGACCGCCATAACAACGACATTTCAGCTTTCATCTCCGAGCACTATGCACCACTCAAACAATTCTATGGGGATGCCGGACTGACACTCGCGTTGGATACCTACCAGCGCGAACAGATCGATACGATGCTCCTCGCCTGGGACACTATGTACCTTGCGCCGACACACAGTGCAGGTTCCGAAGTAGACTCTGTCTTCGACTCCACTATGGTGACATCACTGTTTTCGTTCTACTTCCTCTCTCTCCTGGTTGAATTGACTAGATTGTCTGTGCGTGACTCACTACTAAGAAATGAACCTGTCAGAGTTGCTCCACCAATGGTAGCTGCCCAGCTACAAGTTGTCGACGTCGCGGTTGGTGAAGCTGAAGAGCCAACTATAGCGATTATGACTGGCCAACAGAAAGAGTTGTCTGAGAAGCTGGCTGACGTATGCGTAGCGTTCTCAACGATGCTCTGCAAGGAGAAGTCTGCAGTAGATTATGACTACGCGTCGCTATCAGAGAAGATGACTAGGGCAAAAGAGAAGGAGAAGGATGCAATCGTCGACTACCTAACGAACATCACCGACGAGCAGAGAGACATAGAGAAGCGATTCAAACAACACAAGCTTGGCGATAGATGGGGCATCGGTCAACAGAAAGGCTTCCGGATCTACGACGAGGACACCTACGATAGAGAGCGTGAAGAGAACGAACAACGCGCCATTCTCGAGCGACGCTTAGGCAGAGTTGACGGTGTAACCGAAGGCTTGCTAGATGTATTCGTGCACGATCGCGAAGCCGCCGATCAGGTTGCGGCAGAGATCGATGCAGAAGAGTACGCTATCGAAATGGGTGAGGACAATGACGACTACGGTGAAGTAGACGACAACGACGGATACTAATTTCCATAAGTTACCTACATCGGTAAAATATGGACAACCTCTACAACTGTCTAGTGGACTTCGTAAACGCATGATGGAACTATGTCCCCTTCATAAATGACCGATTACGACATACCTACAACTATGGAAGTGCATATTTGGAAACACTATAAATGCTTATGGAGGCGTCTAAACAAATGTAAAAAATATACGTAGTTTGAAAGTCTCTCAGGATTTTTGGCCGAAGACCCCAGATTTTACCCCCCAGGAAAATGACTTTCAAAACACGTAAAATTTTTACATTTGTTTAGACAACCTAGGTACTACTTTTTGAGTTGTTCAAAAGTGATGTAGGCAGTTCATGTAGGCGGATTTTCGGCCCTAACAGACCCCTGAGAACGGCCATCTGATGGCCAAAGGAGGTGAAACAAAATGAAACAAAAATCTAAATTTTCGCACGCTGTCGCCAAAAGTCCCTCCTTGACTGTAGGCAAGAAATGCGCACGCCAAATGCCTACATTTGAAACAAAATGAAACGTTTTGAAACAAATTGACGCGTTTGCACACGTTTAAATAATTTAGAGCTACATAACAAGTAGGATTAAAATGCGCACGCAAAACGATGGCGATGTAGGTTGTTGTAGGTTCGAGTGCAGCAAATGTCCATACAAGACAGACAGGCCCTGTGACTGGTATCGCCACTGCAACACGAAGAGGCATAAGATGCTTTGTGAGCAAGATGATAGTAACACGGATCAAAAAGGACAGATAAAATCAGAATCTAGCGAATGCGAAATGCATTGTGATACCTGCGGTAGAACGCTTGGTAGCAGGACCTCTATGTGGCGACATCGTAAGAAATGTACCGTAGTGCCTAGTGCAACCAGCGCTACAGCTACCGATCGAGATCTAGTTGCGTTGCTCGCAAGTGCGACACAGGCATTGCAGGACGCGACTGATATCAATAAGACACTCATCGAGAACACTCGATCTTGCAATCTGATCATAGGTAATAACACCAACAACAGCACAAACAACAACTTCTTCAACATCAACGTCTTCCTCAACGAGAACTGTGGTAATGCAATGTCCATACAACGGTTTGCAGATAGCTTATCTATCGCGTTGGATGATCTACAGAGGGATACAGCGTCTGCATTGACCAATACTGTTATTAAGAATCTGCAACCTCTCTCATTAAGAGATAGACCGGTGCATTGCAAAGCGTCGAGCGAGTGGTACATCAAGGACGATGCCACAGGTTGGCAACGTAACACTGGTGAGCGCCTATTAGCTGCTGCCGCGTTCGGCATACAAAGGAACTGGTTGAAAGAGTTTGAGAGAGAGTACCCAAGATGGATGGAGAACGAGAAGTTGCGTGATATGTACGTCAAAATTGCAGGAACTAGCTCATCAGATATTAGTGAACGCGATAAGGAAGCGGTTCTGAAAGCGATTGGTGGTGCTTGTAAGCTTGATACTACGGCTGCGTGATCGTGAAGATATTTTTGTATCGATAACGTATAGTATTATGAATCGCGCATTCGCACGTAAGCATATAACAACTATAGCGGCAGCAATATTTGCGATTGTGTATGCGATCATCATCGTTAGTAAGCCAGCATTCATGTACAACGCAGACGGATCTCTTAGACAATTCGGCGTTGGGTACCATAAAAAGACAATCGCCCCGGCGTGGCTTGTGGCTATAATCGTGGCGATCGCGTCATATTTCGGTGTCATGTATTACGTGGCTGCACCTCAACTCCAGTTTTAGATGATCTCAGGAGAAGTCTATGCATACTACATACGTCATGACTAAGATGTCTTGGGTTCCGCTCTCCATTCTTGGTGCAACGTTGTATGGTTCATTTTCGTTCATGCTCAGCTTCGTAGATCCGAAGATCAAGAAGAGTGAGTCAGCGCAGTTCGGATACGGTACATTGCTAGTTATTGTTTCCGGCGTTCTTGGGACGATGATCCATTTAGTATGGAGGATGATGATAAGCAGGCAGCCGCTATCCTTGACAAGCACATCAGCTGGTGGGTAATTGCGGTCACGATGCTTTTCTCTATAATGATCAGTCCTATGCATGCTCTCGTTATTAACCAAGGCGGGTCGGTCGGTCAGCAAATGATGTATTCTCTGGCTATTGTTCCAGTTCTCATCGGCTCGCGATACTTCTTCGGCGAGCAGCTGAGCACGAAGCAATAGGCAGGACTTGTATTCGCCGGCGTAGGAGCATTCCTGGTGAGCTCAAAAACAACAGAAACGATGGATTAAGCCGGCTTCTGTAACACCATCTCACATTGTCGATGATGTTACCTCATTTCTAACGGCTTATTACGCACCCAGGGAAACACTTTTGACGTATTTGTAGCGCATCTGAGTACCTTAGAATTTCGCTTACTGCGGAACTTGCCCATACACCAAGTAGAAATTGTGTGACCCACGAGTCCTTACACGATACGTATGACGTAAACAGGAGCAACGCCCCAAGCCACATCCAGTGGTGGATATGGACGCATTTGTTATTGCATTCTCCGGTGTTCCTGACGAGCACCATATTCGCCAGTATCTTCAGTCTCGGCTCTTCGCCTTGTTTACCGCTAACACCGGGCATCAAAGAAGCTAGCGCACCGAGTATCAAGCCATATACCACATACTTGCTAATCGTGATCATCTAATTATCCATCATATTTTATTGGCCGTGTATTCATCAGTCGTCGCCTCTGGTTAATTTCGGCGTCTATACAAAATGAGACTCGTTTTTCTCGCATTTCTGCTTTCTGCGATTAGGACCGTCATCGGTTACGACTGGGTGAATGGGAACCTCACGCTTTACCACTCGGAGTCCGCGTACTGTTCTCCAGATAGCTACTTAACTAGAATCCTCAAAGAACCATTGGACGGATTCGTTCCGACATACACGATACTCGATGGTGCACATGACACACACGGATATATTGGGTATCAGCCTAACAAAGAGGCCATCACAGTTGTATATAGAGGAAGTGAGTCAATTGATAACTGGCTGAGTGATCTGGATGCTGTGCTTACCACGTATCCACTATGTGATGGATGCGAAGTACATAAAGGGTTCTATACGGCGGAACAGACTGTTCTACCAGGTGTCGAGAAGGAAGTCCTCAGGCTTCAAACCATATATCCTGATTTTGGGGTGTTCGTCACGGGACATTCACTAGGTGCCGCGCTTGCTACACTCACAGCCGCCGATCTCTCAGTTGCTGGTGTCAAAAACCTACAACTCTTCAACTATGGATCACCTCGTGTGGGGAATACCGCGTTCGCTAATTTCTACCCAACAGTTGTTCCTAAGAGAAATAGAGTCACACACCATAAGGACATCGTTCCACACTGTCCTATGCATGAACGATTTACGCACATATCTGGAGAGTACTATGAGGCTACCGATGCTGTTAGTGTTGTCGCGTGCCAGGGGAATGAAGACCCAAAATGCTCTTACCAATGGCACATCACGAGCATTAGTGACCATATGTACTATCTGGGTCTCAATATGGGTGAAGGCGCTGAAGAGTGCAGTCAGGTGGTCGTCTAGTTTACTCCGTAGTGCTGTATACACGGTTGCTGGCATTGCTCTTTGCATTATTCTCTTCGGCTAGCTGCTGCTCATACTCGGCGTGACGCTTTTGCATGTCTGCTGCAGACTGTGTGCATCCAGTATTGATGATGTAGTTGTACCCGACAGAGATGACAAGCACTCCTGCCAGCAAGTACCATACGAACTTCGCAACACTGTCTTTCAGAACAACCAGTGAGAATAAGGACTGCTTCAGACCTGCGTTATTGACCGCTTCCTTACGCATCACACCCGACATTTCTTCCCAGAATGTGCTGAAGTTGTTCTGCGTTATTTCATTTATCAGCATACTTCTGTCCGAATAGATATGTGCGAGCGCTTCCATCATCGCTTCTTGCTCTTTCGGTACAGTCGCACCCTTGCTAGACAACTTCGGTTTGAGGATGTCAACTAAGACAGTGTTTAGCCCAGCCGCGAGGGCAACAGCATAGCCAAACGTATTCGAGAAGGGAGCTAGCCATCCAGGAAACGCGGTAAGTAGTCCAACGATCGATCCGAACATGAACACCCAAGGGATTACTGTTACCGTCAATGCAGTGCCATATTGGTTCGAGCCACATAACTGGCTTGTCAGAGACAGATTACTGATGTATTCCCCGATTATCACGGCTAAGGCATAGATAATGAAGTATGTGGCACCTGATTTCTTGTCACCGTTCAGTTTACTCGACTGCCGATAGTCACCGGCAATATAAAGAACAGTGAGGACAAGAAATAATAGAAGTGCTGATGTTGGGTTAGCAGCCGCGGCCATTACTATACTTAGTGAGCACAATATAATTCGATAAAATCGCTGCAATAAGTAGACATGGAAAGACCGATATTAACCGAACCAGGTACGAAGTACTTCTTATCACAGACACTGCGTGAGTGCCGACGGTTCAAAGACCGTAACTTCAGTGTCATCTTCAACATCAGCATGATGGCTGTATTCGTTGTAGTGGTTGGTGGATTCCTCACGTATAAATACAGAGGAAAACCTACTCCTGCAGAACTTGCACAGAGAAATCGAGAGAAGCAAGAATACATAGTGTCGAAACTACAGCAGTTATCGGCAACACGATCGAAAGCTAGTGGAGAGATGATCACGGATCTGCCTGTGTGGCATACGCACGCAGAGATGTCATAACGAGAGCATGCGGTGGAATAATATTTAGATACTGTATACGAGATGAACAGGGATATCGAGATTGCGATGGATGATTTCTACAGATTGAAGCAAGAGTACGAACGTGATATCGAGATGAGGCGCAGGAAGATCAAGCGTGATAAGTCACTAGGCCCAGAGCAGAAACGCCAGCGTTTGGCGCAGCTCGTTACTAAGTGCGCGAATTGCGGAAAGCAAGGTGGTACTTTGTTCTCGACAGACAAGGGAGTGCTTAAAGCACGGTGTGGAGCGTCCGATCCTTGTCTTATGAACATCGAGATCAAGGTCCCAAGGGTTGAGAGTCTATCTGGACTATATACTGAATTAGCGGGCTATGTACGTGATATTCGGAAAGACGTTATCAGAACTAAGCTCGATCTCTTATTTGGGTACACAACCGAGGACCAAGCGCTCGGCGCATTCAACAACGCACGCGAAGATTTGAACTCAGCACAAAACTATCTAGATGAGACAGAGCACGCATTCAAGAACATCGTGCACAACAAACGCAACAGCGCAGCGATTAAAGTTGTTGAAGACCAGCTTTTCGCGAGCAAAGAACGTCTACGTGAGCTTGCGAAGCAATATGATGAGGAGGGTACAGAGCAGCTGATTACTGACATGGTAGAACTATATGTCGGTGATATATGTCCGCTCGTGACCCGTCTCCGTAATCTGAAATATGCATATAACGCTGTCGAGTGTGGAACTGGCGAAGCAGGGCCTTGTGAAGACGATGTGTACCATCTGGTACAGAACACATACACTGCGCAAGAACTTGAGGTCCCTGAAGACCCAGACGACACGCCAACCATCATTGCGAACGCGAAATAATTCCAAGCCTATATTAATGAAATCGCTCTTGAAAAGCATTAGCCTGCCAATACTATTCGTCAGTTTCCTGATCGGCCTCGTATTCGTGTATCTCTCTACCGAGCCACGTGAGGTGGTACTCGTTCACCCAACACCAGATAACGTTGGTGAGGTCGAGTATCAGGACAAGGCTGGCACGTGTTTCGCATTCGAAAGCACACTTGTAGAGTGTCCAGCAGATGGAGGGAGGCTCATTCCTATACAGGAGTAATAATCTCTTCAGATTATAGACATGATCAAGACTTTGCAGAAGGTACTGCACAGTCAGTATGGTGGCGCGCTGATATCGGTAGTCTTAGGACTGGGCCTCGCGTGTTTATTCAGGAAAGCTTGCAAAGGTTCTGATTGTATTAGGTTCAAATCGCCGAGCGTGAAAGACCTTGATGGGCAGGCTTATAGGCATGGCGCGACGTGCCACGAATTCACCGCAGTAACGAAGAACTGTGAACTTGATAAAGGAAAGCGTGTGACGTTTCAGTAAGAACATACGCGTTGATTCGTTCGATATAGAATGGGTGTCTATATCAAACTATGAGTGACTCAGGTCTGGGTACTACATCTCTAGACTCCCTACCGATGGGAGGTGGAGGAGGCAATGTGACTATGCAGATGACTGAAAAGAGTGATAACAAAGTAGTCGGTGATCCTACTAGGGCGTTGCAGGAACAGCGCGATGCAGAGACTAGGCCGCCAGCTACACAGCAGAAGCCAGATGAGATGGATGTTAACGAGTTCGTAAAAGGACTACAGAGTGCCAGTGCAAGCGGTCATACTAAACTGCGGTCTAGAGACGTCCCTATTGATGAAACGCGAATTCAGCAAGATCTCCAAACAACGGCGAACTTCGTACCAGCACCGGATCATCCGTCCGACTACATCACAGAGCATCAAACTAGCGATGCAATCGTAAGAGAACAGGCAAACAAGCAGCGAAGACAAGACAGCTTCGACGACATCTACAGTGAACTCAGTCTTCCAATACTGATAGGTCTTCTCTACTTCGTCTACCAGCTCCCCGCTGTCAGGAAGATGTTCATCGATAGCATGCCATTTTGCTATGCGAAGTCTGGTAACCTCAATTTGACAGGATTCCTTGTTAACAGTCTGATCTTCGGTGCGATCGTGTATGCAGCGCGCAAGTGTGTAGATCAGCTTAGCTCCTAGATTCGCTAGAAGTCTTGTCTTTTATCTCTCTGCGTACCATAGTTGATGACAGAAATTCTCGCGGCTTATGTTCGAGCAGTTGCTCAGAATGTGCCACTTCCGTTGACAGACCCTATTGATTTAGTTATCGGTGGGGGCGCATTTAACGGAGCGTATGGGCTTGGCGCGATACTAGTAGTCAAGGAGCTGGAGAAACAGGACAAAGTGAAGATCGAGCGCGTATCAGGTTGTAGCGTTGGTGGACTGCTAGCGTTAGCATACTTCACGGATATTGGTCAAGATATTGAGGAGATCTTCTCGGCAATGCGTGATTGTCTGAAGAGAGATGGGTGTTTACGTGGCCTTCGCGACATGATCACCGAACTTGTTGAGAAAGCGTTCCCTGGGGATCTGTCGCCCTCTGCACTAAATGACAGGTTATTTCTTACACACACAGATATTAACGCACTGAGTAGCGTCGTTACGAGTACGTACGCGGACAAAGAGGCACTGGTCGACTCGTTATTCAGATCATCGTTCATCCCGTTGCTCATTAACGGAAGCGCATCGCTTGATAACACTTCCATAGATGGCATTGTGCCACATTTGTTCAAAGACAGTCAGAGAGATTCTTTGTACATCAATCTCGTTGACTATGGGACGATTATGAAGGTCGTTGTAACCCGTAATGAAGTGAACCCACACTATAGAGTCATGCAAGGTGCAGCAGATGCATCTCAGTTCTTTGTCGAGGGGAAGAGCCGAATGTGTAGTTGGGTAAGCAACTGGGGTATAGCTCAGTACGGAGTACATAGAGGTGTATTCCTGATTTGGACAACTGTGATACTACTTGTGAGGTACACGTCCAGGTTCTGTCCACCTTCTGCACTTGTTTCGCAGCCTATTGTTAGATTGGTCACATCGACTCTAGTGGACTTATTCAGAGACGTAATCTACACGCTATCAGCATAAGTTTGGCAGTAACAGCGACCATAACGTTCATATATCTTCTGGCCGGCTGGACACCAACAGAGCGATTCTGTATCATACACGTCTACCGGAACACGAAGGCACCAATCAAAAGGATACCCTTGGCTTACGCAACTACCGTATGTATCGAAGTTCTCTCTAACTGAGCGAAGTGAGTCAAGTGCAATGGAGAGAACTACTACTAATATTAGTATGCATATCAAGTTATTCATATACATACCTAGCTATAATAATACGCTTCTCGTTAGTTACTTACGTCTAACTCTCGTCTTCCTCGACTGCTTCGCCTTGGTACTAGCCTTTCTTGACTTCGCCGGCTTCCGTTTCTTGTTCTCTCCTGGAGTGTATCTGAGGAAGTACTCCTCGTACTCTTTTGAGCCACGCTTCCCACGGAGGCGTTCGAAGGCTTTCGTCTTCTCAGCCCTGATGTCTTCAAGTGTCATTTGTTTCCCATAGCAGTTCATACTGAACCGCTTGAGAACACCTTTCTGCTGTAATCTGTTCTTTGCTTGAACACTGAAGAGGTATTGCGCCATACAGAGAATACGATCATGGTCGTAATAACCGCGGTCGGCGTACAGGAACGCTAGGTAGAAACTCATCATTGTGTCGATTGTGGCTACCTTCACTGTACGGCCACCAAGTCTTATAGAGTTGTAGCTGTGGCACGCCAATGGTTCGTATATGAACGCTACCGTTTCCCCATTAACTTCGATCTCATAGTGTGGTGCAATGATCTCTCCAAATCCAGGTCTCTTGAACACCTTCGTATGTTTGAACCCTGCATCAAGTAGGCGCTCTTTCACGATAATGGCTGTTGTCTCAGGGTCTTCTGACAGAGCATCGAAGTCAGGCGCGGAGGATGGAAATTTCTTCTGGTCCTTTTTCGGCAGATACCTATTGTAGATAGAACTAGCATAGCCACCGAAGAAAACTAAACCCTGATCAGTCATTGAGTCTCGGACGATCGTGTAGATGTCTTGTGCGTCCTCCTGAGACCCTTCGAAGCTGCGCATGAAGTCCATCTCGTTGCACTTAGGATTGCGCATTGGATAGTGCCGATTGAGAAGCGTGAGTCGCTTCAAGACTTTCTCCCATCTGCTAACATCACCTTCTGGTCGTGAGAGCTCAAGATACATGGCCATACGCAAGTAGTTAGGAGGTGCATAGAGAATTCCATTCACGCGGAGCGCCTCGCGTCTTATGGCCTTAAAAAGTTCGGACGGCAAGTAGGTTATGTCAGCAACAGGAATGAAGTTAACGTATACCTTGTATGTGCCGTGGTGTACACCTGCTTTGGCCTCGACATCACTGTAACCATTGTCTGCGTAGATATCGGCTAGCTTCTTCGCATCGTCGAGTGCACGGTCACTGAAGAAGTCGTAGTCCGGAATTTCAACGTCTTTGTCATAGAACTGAGCTTCAGCTGGAAGGATGTTATTTATTGCTGTGCCGCCATAGCATACTAGTTTACGACGACGGAGGAAATCCTCCACAATGCGAATTATTCGCTTCGTATCATCGTTTTGGATTAGCGCTTTAGCAGCCTTCTGTTCTGCTTCATCAGCAGCTGCTCTGACAATTGCGAGCTCTTTCTCTTCAAACGATAATCTCTTGACTGAACATGACGCCATAGTACGTATATATATTGGTCTACAAAATATACGTGCTGGTTAAATAGTGAAGCTGTAGTAGTCGGCCGACACCGAGCGATCCTTGTACGAGTATGCCGCAGGAGGAGGAGTAGGTGCCGGGACTGTCACAGGGATATAACGTAGTTCTGCTGGTTTAAGGACGAACGCAGTTCCTGCTTGGTCGAAGAACATGTCGTAGTACTCCATATTGGTATCGAAGTTCTGCGTGCACATGGCGACCATTTGACAACCACATTTCATTGCTAGAGGTGCGGATGGGTTTGTGTCGTCAGCAGATATGTCAGGAAGGCATATGGACATGCACTTCTTGTTGAACTCAGTGAGTTCTGACATGTCTGGTGTGTATTTGACGCCATCTGAGTATCTAAGTGCGCGCATGAACACGGAGTTACTGGCGATGTTCACATATTCGTCGAGCTCTGTGCTTTCGAAAATACCGTCGGACTTATCGGCTATAATAACGACCTTGCCCATCAAGTCCTTGAGTGGGACCTGCCCAAAGTTTTTGCCTTGGTTTTCATAACTGAACTTCGGTCCAAGTAAGCGTGTTGGGAACGCCGTCTCTAGTTCATCTGCCATCATCTTGTAGATAGGCGCGTTCTTGCTCATGATGCGAAGGTGTATAATGATTGGGTCGCCTGGGTTAGGAGATGTGCCTCCAGAAAACGCGTAGTCGTTGATCACGGCTAAAGCATCTGCAAATGCAATGCTATTGTACGTTTCCTTCACGCTGTAGTTGTCTACTGAAGACGTGGCAATGACTGGTTTGTTATCAACTGAGTAGACCTCAAAATCGAGACACCTGACACCCTGTCGCAAACAATTCTTCAATGCACACGTGTCGACGAAGTCGTTCTTGAATTGCCCGGCGGAACACGCGTTATAAGCGGTTTTAATGTAGTAATCGCGAAGGTTGTGACTGTATGTCTCGTTTGCAGTATTTACCGTGTGCACTTTCGCGAAGTCAGTGTATAGGGTGTTCATCGCATCGCAGTTGCTTTTCTGCAGGGTCGACTTGGTATATGCCCAAGCGGCCACTGTTGCGATCAATATGATGAGAAACCCGAATACACCATACCTGATCATATCTGCGCTTCTCAACGCAGAACTTGCTGCTTTCGCCACGTCCATATCTACTATACGCTAGTATTATTTCTGAGCCTCGTGGCTTAAAAATTATCGGCATCAGTATATAATGCCAGGAGGTCTTCTCAACCTAGTTGCGTACGGTAACCAAAACGTCATCCTAAATGGTAATCCAACGAAAACATTCTTCAAGACTACCTACGCGAAGTACAGCAACTTCGGTCTACAAAGGTTCAGACTCGACTTCAACGGCCAGCGCGCACTACGGATGACTGACCAGTCTGTATTCGAGTTCACGGTCCCTCGATATGCTGATTTGCTGATGGATACGTATCTGGTTGTTAACCTTCCGAATATTTGGAGTCCAATTGTACCACCGATCTGTGACGATTCAGCAATCACACCATCGCATCCTGCGTACAATTGGCAGCGGTACGAATTCAAATGGATTGATAATCTTGGATCACAGCTAATTGACACTGTGCGATTCAAGGTGGGCGGCCAGATAATCCAGGAGCTGACAGGCCAGTACATACTGAATATGGTGGAGCGCGATTTCGATGACGCCAAGAAAGATCTGTTCTACAGGATGACAGGCAATGTCGCTGAGCTGAACGATCCTGCAAATGCTAATAGTAGGAACGGTTTCTACCCGAATGCTGCTGCCCCGCCTAGTCCTAACGGTTTCGGAGCTGCTGGCGTCGAGCCGTCGATCAGAGGACGGCAGCTGTATGTACCGTTGAATATCTGGTTCACGATGGCTGCGAAGATGGCTTTCCCACTTGTAGCGCTTCAGTACTCCGAGCTAACAATAGAGTTGACCCTTCGTTCAGTGCAAGACCTGTTTGTTGTTCGCAGCATCAGTACGCGTGCTGACGAGCTCGTCGCCGGGCACTACATACAGGCAGATCCGACAGGCGGAACATATGGGTTCTATAAGTTTCTCCAGACACCACCGATAGGGTACCCAGCAGTGTACGAGGACAAGCGCACGCAATGGAATGCTGATGTGCATCTTGTGGCCACATACTGCTTCCTTAGTGACGACGAAGTGCGTTTCTTCGCAGGCCAGCCGCAAAATTACCTAGTGAGGGAGGTCTACACCACGCTATACGAGAATGTAGTTGGTACCCGCAAGATCGATGTTCGGAGCCTGGGTATGGTCTCGAACTATATGTGGTTCTTGCAGCGCAGCGATGCGTATATGCGGAACGAATGGTCTAACTACACGAATTGGCCATACAAGCATATTCCATACAATGTCGAACCGGTTATTACACCTACCCACCCTCTCGGGCTCGCTGCCAATACATCTGGCTATGACTGCAGTGGTACGACTATCTACCCAGATGAGAACGCCGCGGGAGATCCTTATCCGATGAGCTTGACCGGCAGGTACAAGGTGTCCAATGTCAAAGACATCATGCTTACGTGGGGGCTGTTGCTCGACGGGAAGTATAGAGAGGATCCCCAGCCAGTTGGTATATACGACTACGTAGAGAAGTACACCAGGACATCTGGCGGTGCGAAAGAGGGTCTTTACTGCTATAACTTCTGTTTGCACACAAGCCCCACAGACTTCCAACCTAGCGGTGCTATGAACATGAGCAAGTTCACCACAACCGAATTCGAGCTTACGACTACGTTACCTGTGCTCGACCCATCTGCACAGTTCCAGACAATATGCAACAACGAGGGCACCATAATCGGAACGATCAAACCAGCGTGGGGTGTCTACCAATACACCTACAACATGGTGGTGATGGAAGAACGGTATAACGTACTCAAGTTCGTCAGTGGCACAGCTGGCCTCGAGTGGGCGCGCTAAATTAGTTCAGAGAACAAACATTGCTAGGTGCGTGCGTGCACGGCATATCGTATCCAGATAGCGGGTCAATGCACGTAGCACCTTCACTTAGCTGGTGCAGTTCACGTGTACCGTCAGTGTGGATCTTCTCGGATAGCCTCGCATTCTCTCTGGCGATTTCTGCTTGTTTCTCAACTGCGAAGTTAGTTGGTGGATGCGTGGCGGCAGCGAACGGATAGGAACAGTTTACGGACGGCTTCGAAATCATTCCCTCCAAGACTGGACCATTGGCGAACCTGGATGTCCCTGGTAGCGGACAACACCACGCAATCGCTATACAAACAGCGATTAAGGCGATGGTTATGATCAAGTAGTTGTACATTTAGCTTACTGTTTGTAGAGAAAATACGTCATTATCTTCTGAACCTAGTATAAGATAATGTCTGATTCGACTGTTCCAGCTATTGATGCTAAGCAGACTGACCAAGAAAGCTCAGGTTCATCAAGCTCATCAAGTGCTAGCAACACAGTAGCACAGTTACAATGGGGCGCGTTTTTGCAGTTTGCTATCGGAGCAACTCTTGTGGTAGTCATATACTCTGTTGTAGGTGCGAACTTTGTAACACTGCTCAACTTCGAACAGTTATCTCTTCTGTTACCAGTTGACGAGAAGCGCTATTATCGTGATGGTCCTTCATCTAACCCCAAGCCTAGTAGACAAGGGGCAAGAAGCAACACACTGCCTTGCAGATATGGAAGTAGTAATAGTAGTGGAGTTAGTTTCAGCTTACCAAATTTCGACCAAATGGGAATTAATGGCAATGCGTATGGATGGCCTTACAGTATGTACAAAAAGGGTGCATCTGAACTAAGCTTTCACGGGTTCCTGAATTGGTTCGCAAATACTACATCTGACTCGTATATCTGGCTAAGGCAGACATTAATAGACCTTCTCTCTTCACCAATGCTCAATCTTCATCCGTTCCTACTTTTCATTCTTGCGAATGTCTTGATCGCATTTGCGCCTGCGGTTCTTCCGTTCATTGCAAGTTTCATCATCCTGCCATATAAGGGATTTACAAATGGCCAATGGGGATGGATGTGGACTCTACTCGGATTATTCTGGGTATGGACACCAATGATGATGGGATGTAACATGGTGATCCAGTATCTGCAAGTCTTGTTGCTTTTCTTAGTCCTACCATTGCTTGTCGATCTGAAGACAGTAAAGGAAGTACTTCGTTGTAATACATGGTGGATCAGTATCATCTTTGGATGGGCGATTGCATATGGTGGTATGATGACGCTCGGTACGATTCCTGGCGCGGTGATGATTATCGCCTGGGCAATTATGGCGGCGCGAATTATCATTAAGCGTTTAAATAGGTAGACCAATTAGACATAAACATTTTGTCGTCTTCTCCTGCATATGGGAAAAGGCAACAAGAAGAAAACAGGCAAAAAACCTTTTAAGGCGCCTCCATCCACTAGTACATCGGCCAGGCAGCCACATCCATCCGGATTACCCTTCGTGAGTATATGCACACCAACCTTCAACCGGCGACCGTTCATTTCCCACATGATCAAATGCTTTGAGTCGCAGACGTACCCGAAGGAGCTTATTGAGTGGATCATCATCGATGACGGAACTGATAAGATAGGAGATCTGGTCAGTGGCGTACCGCAAGTGAAGTACTTCAGCTATAACGAGAAGATGGCGCTTGGAGAGAAGCGTAACTTGATGCACCAGAAGGCAACAGGTGACATATTCGTTTACATGGATGATGACGACTTCTATCCACCTGAGCGTGTGTCACACGCTGTTGAGAAGTTGGTGGGAAATCCAGATGCGCTATGTGCAGGCAGCAGCGAGATTTACATTTATTTCAAGCATATCGGTAAGCTGTACCAATTTGGGCCCTATGGTCCTAATCACGCGACAGCTGGCACGTTCGCGTTCAAACGCCAGTTGCTTGAGCAAACATCATACGAGAACACCGCGGCCCTGGCTGAGGAGAAGGCGTTCTTGAAGAACTACACGATCCCATTCGTACAGCTTGATCCACTGAAGACGATCCTCGTTTTCTCCCACGAGCATAACACATTCGACAAGCGGAAGTTACTAGACAATCCTCACCCGAACTTCGTGAGGGAGTCGGATAAGACAGTTGAGATGTTCGTAGCTGACGCCCAGATGCGCAAGTTCTATATGGAAGACATCGAGGGTTTGCTTGAGGGATATGAGCCGGGACGACCATCGATGAAACCTGACGTTTTGAAGCAGATCATCGAGATCGAAGAGAAACGCCGGAAGGAGGCTGAGGAGATGGCGCGTCGTTTGTCACAACAAGGCCAGGTGATGATACAGCAAGGAAACGGCCCACCGAAGCTGATGACACCACAAGAGATTGTTGGCTTGTTGCAGCATCAGCACAACGTCATCAATGACCTTATACGTAGACTTCGCGAGAAAGATAATGAGATAAACATGCTCAAGGCGATGGGGTTTGGTGGCGATACAGCGGTTCCTGCGCCACAACCACCAGCTCCTACACCAGAACCGCAGTCAATGCTATCGCTCATAGACCAGGTTAACAAATGCAACTAGGACTTAAAGACAGCAGAGCAATCTGCTCATACTAGCCGACCCAGATCAGCCACAAGACAGGATGCCCAGCACCAACAACCAAGAAGACATTGATGGCGGAGACCGCAAGGTGCGGATCCGAAAGCGCCGCTACCATCCAACTACCTTCGGTCGCCTCTGTGTGAACGCGATGACCGGAGTCACATATCCTTGGCAATCGGGGTCGTTCGAGGAGATGCGGCTCTACAAGGTCGTGGATGCTACAGCCTTCCACACCAAGGAGGGATTCCTACGGGAGAGGAACGATCCAATCAACAGAGAGCCGAACTTTCTCTACTATGACAGCCCGGAGCAGTATGGACGCCACATGCGTGTTGATGTTGACCCTGCTTTCTGCGCCAGATGGCACGCGCGCGCGGATAGGTACTTCCCCAATGGTGGCGAGTTCAGGCGCGACGAATACGAGGCCGACCGAGCGAATGGCGACAGCCTACGTGCCCCACAAGTTGCCAGGGACAATGACTCTGTTGAGAGCTCTGACGAGTGGTAAACAAACAATCTAGAAATCATAAATTGTTTGTTTTTTACAGGATATCGGATACTTACAGGTTGTAGAACAACTCGAAGTTGCGCTCTCCAGATAGCTCTCCACATACATTCTCCTGGAATGCTGAACGTTGCATATCAGCGTTTCCTGAGAACATCCCTGCTAAATAATGTGCTTTTGCATACGCTGCTTCAATTGTCATATCGTTTCCTGAGACGACGTTGTGCTTCTGCAAGAAGCTGCCTGTAGCATAGTCTCCCTCGTCGACCTTGCCCTGACAGCACTGCGTCACATTATACAATGCTACTCCGTGTTGGTTGCACGCATCGAGAAAGCGCCCGAACTTCTTGTCGCTCTCTGGTCCATTTCCAATTCCGAACGTCATAAGAATGTATGCGTCAATATGTCCCTCGCCTACCTGTGTTTTGTTCATCACTTCGTCTGTGTACGGGTCGAAGTTAATGCCTGGCACAAACCATATGACACGCACGTCGGTATTCTCTTTATACAACCGCGTGGTGAGCGAGACACCCTGGTTCTTCCACATTTTACGATACTTGGTGACCGGCGGGGTTACGTCTTCATTAACGATTACATCGTATTCGAAGTCAGTACCGTACTTCGCTAGAACTGGGAAGTTCGGGCTGCCGAATGCCTGGTACTTGTTTGGACTTACTTTCTTCGATCGGTTACCTCTGATAATCAGATCATCGAATATGACCACGACTTCTCTCAGAGCATCTTGTCTTGAAGCATAGAGGAGAGACGTGACCATATTGTTGATAGCATCGTTCTTGAGCTGAGATATTGACATCTGCGATCCAGTTACAACAACAGGTTTGTTCAACCCTTGGAGGCCGAACGATAGAGCACTAGCGGTATAAGACATGGTGTCTGTTCCGTGTAGGATTACGAAGCTGTCGTATTTGTCGTATTTCTCTGTTATCGTCTTCAGCATCTTGTTCCAGTCGCTCGGGTTCATATTCGAGCTGTCAAGCAGCGGGTCATATTGGACGAGCTCGTATTTCCCAATTTTGTTACGCTGGTCTGGGTACAGCTTCATTATCCTGTCAAGCTCTTTTGGAAGGTACTCCTTGTCCGGTTTGAATCCATCTGGACTCTCGACCATCCCGATTGTTCCACCTGTATAGATAACCAAGATTCGCTTATCTTGCGCAAGCCTATCCACCATCGCTTCATACATCACGTTCTGACCATAGTAGATGCCCGTAGCGACCGCTATAAGTAGAATAGCCCAAAGGAGTGCATATTCTGAATGTCTAGCCATATATGTTACATTCAGAAGATAAACTATGACTCGGTATCGGACTCGTCAACAGTCGCACCGCGCTTCGTATATTTGTCCAAGTATCTATAGATCCGATTGATGTCCAACTTCGTGATATCGTGTGTCTCGAACATCTGGTATATCTCTTCATCAGTATGTTTCCCACGGAGTTCTAAGAAGAAGGAGAACATATCCTTTTTGTCCATACCGAGATGTTGACACAACGTCTGTACGAATGTAGCGTTGTTATACTCAGTGCTATACTTGGTGAGGACTTTAGTGAAACGCACCTCAGATGGGTTATATTTTGGGGCGTCACGAAATGTATCGTGGTACAGCTTGTTATTGCAGAAAGTTTTAATCAGTAACTCATCT